TGGTCAGCAACTCCATCAAAACGAGTATCTTTCTCGTCTTCTAGTTTGATAACTGGATGAGTGTGTACATAGCCAGCAAGCCAAGGAGGAGTCCCTGGAACAATGTCATCACCATGCACAAACCGAAGATGTTCAAGATCTTTAATCCTCTTTCTTAACCTACGTCCACCTGGTCTGGGAGAACCAGCAGTTACTAGGGCTACATTCTTATTGCCTGACTCCCATAACAAGTCTGCAATTAAGGTAGCGGTTGCTCCACCAAGAGAATGACCTGCAATAACAAGCTTTCTCTTAGGATCCAATCCTTCATATGCTACCACTAGCTCGGCTAGTGTCCTGTTAGCATTGTTCTTGAATCCTCTGTGACAATCGTCACGTTTAATAAGAAACTTCAGATTGGTTATCCAGTCTGTAGTCTCATTTGTTCCTTCAACTGCAAGAATGGTATGACCTTCCACCTTCCTACTAACTAGGAAGTCTTGCTTATGTGGATACACATCTCTACAACACTTAAGTGCTTCGAGTATTGCCTCTTTTGCTAATGTCATAATAAAAACTCAATTAGTATTATTTATCCCTTCACGTATATATCTGGTCCTTTCTTTGGGTTCTTCATATCTTTACCATCGTCAATACGAGGCATGATCTCAACAGTCTTTTTCTTTTTTCCTTTTGACTTGCCTTCTTCTAGACCCCATCTATCATGTGCAAGCCCTTCTACTTTTTTCTAGAATAGCTCATTATTTTATCAATGGTCTTTTGCTTCTTAGACTCATTGGTACTACATCCTGCTTCTTCTTCAACTACTTTGCCTTCTCTCTCTGCAGCTGCTTTCTCCCATCTCTCTTTAGTTATAGTGAAAGTAGTCTCAGTCATTTCACTAAGTTCTGTAAGAATCTCTTCTAACTTAGCTTCTAATTCTTCTCTAGTTGCCTTCTTCTCAACTTCAACCTCTTCTCTCTTAACACTAATAGCATTATTCTTTATCTCAGCACCATGTGACTGCTTGATCTTTGTGCTATCAGGTGCACCAGCATTAGCCTTAGGATCCTTTGTGCTACCATCATCAGTGTTGACCACTTTAATAGTAGGGATAGTTTCCTTATCAAAATCAGGCTTAGGTATAGTACCTATTGGTGTTTCAATAGTAGCAGGTTCCTCTTTGATGGTAGTTCCTTGGAAGGTATCTCCATCCATCCACTGTGCATATGATTCGATTAGTGCTTTAGAATAATCATCATTATGTTGCACTGATGTTGTAGGTGCTTGCTTGTCCATGAGTAAAAAAGGCTGTTCTTCTTGGTTTATTTATACTTTCATTGACTTCTCTTATGTCCCTGACCCAAGCTCTAAACATTTCTCGGGCTTCAGAAACACAAATAACATAGTTCGGTCCAGTGCGGATTATCTTCCCCTTGATACCAGTGTTAACATTCATCACAGTCTGTCCCTCAGTGAAGCATTCCTTCTGTCTGAAGTTCTGTCTTACTGCTTGATTTTTAATGTCTCTAAATGTTTTCACAGTCCAAGTCCTTCCCGAACATCTTCCATCAATGTTAAAGCATCACTTGTATTTAGTAAACCTTCAACACCCTTTAAAAAATTAACCGTATCTACTTTCTTAGCAGCATCCCTCATCTTAGATGCAGACATACCTTCAGCACCATCAGAATCTGGATCTCTATTCAACCCAGTTGAATCAATTTTTATAGTATCAAAAGCATAATAAGCTTGACCATCTCCAGTCTCTACCCTGTTATACTTAATATTAAAATCAAAAGCTTTTGTCCTATCACTACCACATACTATAACCACATCACTATAACCTTCCACCATAAGATGCTGTAAAATAAATGGTAAAGTCTTAAGAGATCTATCAGACTGTATATGAGTAGAGTGTTCTGGAAACATCTTAATCATCCAGTTAACCTTATCTGGATGTTTTAAAGGATTCTTCTTTTTATCATTTGTCCAGGTAGGCCAGACCATATAATCATCATTACCAGCAAGTTTCTGAAGCTGGTCTATCATTTTTTTATGTCCTATAGTAGGAGGATTAAACCTACCAAAAACTATCCAAGCTTTTTTCATGACCAACCCTTGAGTGAGACATCAAAGTTAGCCTGACTAAACACTAACCTCTTAATCAATTTAGTAGCCTTACCATTTTTAATAGCAACATATCCTTCTTGTGCAGTCATCTCAAGACCATTATCAGTTCTGATATAAGTACCAAACTTCTCACCCTTCTCAAGCTTAGTAACAAATATTTCTTTAGCATCCTGTATGATCTTATATAACTTCACAGTATTATCAAACTGAGATCCATGACCATCTATAAAGTCACGACCATTATATAACTTAGCAAGTTTTGCTGCCTTAGTTTTTGGTTGCTTTACTTTATCTGCTGCCTTCTTACACTCACCACTAAAGTAATCTTTAAAATCAGAAGTAAAACTATTTCCTACTTGCTTACCTTCTCGAACATACTTATTAAAATACTGCTTAAGCTTAACACCAATGGTAAGTTGATCGTTCTCTGCTATCTGCTTTGCTACACCATCTAAGAAAGGACCACAAGTTTTAACTAACTGTGAGCTACTCTGCTTCAAACCAATCAACTTCTGTTTTTCTTGACTTGTTAATAAAACATCTTTACCTAACGTGTCTATCTCTGCACTAATAACAAACACATCTTTATCCTTCTTAAGAGTAGATGGATCAAAACCAAAAGAAGCATGAAGTCTTTCAATACTAGTACCAGTATATGTGGTATGAAATACTACTCCTATCTTTGCAGCATCAGCCAATTCATAATCACTGTCTTCTTGTGGTATAGCATATGTTATTGTATTTGGTTTAAATGTAATTGACTTCTTACCATCAACCACTTCTACTTTCTTATCATCAGTAAACAATAAGTCTCCCTGTACCACTCCCTCAATTCCTATAGAAGGAAGATACTTTAAAGCAGCTTTTAACTTAGCAGTAAGACCAGGAGCATGACCATGATTATTATCAATATCAGTTTCAGTATAATTAATCTTCGCATCCTTATTAAAGATAGACTTAGTACCAACAAAGAACTGATTTGTTCCTGGATACTGTCCACAGAATATAGCAGGTGCACCATCCCACTTCGTAGTCATCTTAAAATTACCAGCACCCTTACCAGTAAAAGTTCTAGCCAAAGAATCTAAAAATTTGAATGCATCTTCTGCACCCTTCTTACCATCAAGTAAGATGCTATCTTCTAAATGTTCTAGGTGAGTGTTCTTAGACATTAGTATAACTTACCAAATGGACCATATCTTCTACCCATCTTCTGAGCGATGAATACCATATCAGTTAAAAATTTATCTCTATTATCTTTACCATTAATAGAGAAGAAAGAATCCAACCAAGATAATTGCATGAGTTTAGAATTAGAAACAAATGGTTTGCTGTTAAAGATCAACAAAATATTATTGTAAGCTTCTAATGCTGTTGAAGTTTGAATTGTCACACCATGATCTTTAACTCTACCAATCACATGAATCCATTTATCTTTTTGATTTAAAAATTCATCAGGGTCTTGTGGATAATCATCTTTACTACCAGTAAACTTTATTCTCGCAGCATATTTCTTAAAAAGATCCTCAACATAATCAACAGTTGCTTTACCCAATCTAGCTGCACCAGCAGTATCATCAGTTGGTTCATACTTCAGACCACTAAACTTAGTACTATCATTTGCTTTTATCTGAAACTTATACATGGTGCTACCAGCACCCTTAACATTCAACTTAGTATCTTGAGTAGCAAGTTGAATAGTTCCACTCTTATCTTCCTTCCTTCCACAATCACAATTAGTTGAGTCATAAGTATATCTCATTGCTTTCATCTGATTGAATCCTAACTTCTTATCAGCATCATTATCCCAATGAACATTAACCTCTGCCCATTCAGCTATATCTTTGTTTACCTTCTTGAGAGATATACCCCATATCTCTTTCTTACGAAACAGTGCTCTCATTATCGCATTGAACTGTAGAAGTTGTATATCAATAGCAGTACCAATATTTGAATGTGCTCCTGACCTTGGTACAGAAGTAGCATCCTCTAGTACCTTAATCCAGTCTCTCCACTTATTAGTCATGATCCAAATATCAGCAGGGTTCCAGTTATCTTTCTTTCCACCAGCAGCCCATCCATTATCTCTTACATATCCTGTTACCCAATCCATAAAATCACCATCACGTTCAAACTCAGTAAACTGATGGCTACCAACTACCTGTAATAATTTTTTATTCTGAGCATAAAAATTCTTATACCAATCATTAGTAACACGATCCAACCCTACAACATCCTTCCATATCCTATTCAACTCTGTACTAACAGTATCATCTTCCTTTAACTTTTCCCATGAAGTCCATCTATCATCATGCTTGAGAGCTCTCTTAAAAACAAAAGCAGATCCCATCTCCTGAGCCTTAGTCATTGCTGCTGCATTAATAGTCTCACCTGATTTTCCTGTTGTACCTATGGTTATAATTTGTTGTATGTTTGCATCTCTTGGATCAAGCCACTGAATAGCTACTGAATCCTTATAGGATGACCATGAATTTGGTATGGTTTTATAATTAAATATCTTTGGACTCTTCTTTGATCCTGTACCAGTAAAAGTCTTCTCTTGCTTCTGATTATCCTTCAACAACTTAGATTTAATAACAGATTCAAATCCCAGATCATCTGTGAATAAATCAATTTGATTTTTATTCTTAGGTATCCTAGCAAACTTTGCTTTACCTTGTTGTTTAACCATCCAGAAATCAGAGCACGAGAATAATTCTTCCATCAAAGAAATAAATCCTTTCCTATCAGGACATGTACGTGGTACTCTATTGTAATCAGTAGAACTAAATTCTACTTTTGGATTGGCCATAAAAAATCCCCCTCTAGTATTTAGAGGGGGATGGTCTTAGATATCACCTTCCTTTCGGTTCTCTGATTGGAATATATCAAACTCACCATCTGGGTATCGTGCTGCTAACTTCATCATGTTAGTAACTACTATAGTCTGGAAGTCTAGATCTAATGCATTACAAGCTTGTGCAATATACCAGAACACATCACCTAATTCTTTTAAAAGATGAACCTTAGTATCTTCTGTAAGTTCCTTACCTTGGAAAGCAATCTTCTTTACTATCTCTGTGAACTCTCCACCTTCTGCACTGATACCAACAGC